TTCGCGACCGTCTTGGGTTTGACATTGCCGGTGCTGGCGACGATCACGAACGCGGAGTGCGCCGTGGCCGCGGCAGAGCAGACCTGCGGAAGGTTCTTCTGAATCGCGGTGTCGATCGAGGTCGTGGTGGTGCAAGCGGACAGCACAAAGGCCGCCGCTGCCAGAAGCAGAAAGCGCATTGGTGTTTTCCTTCGATGTTTGATGGAGTTAGCGACGCGGTTTGAAATCGGCGCGCATCGGTCGCCGCATGCGAAGAGAGTTAGCCGGCGGCGCGAAGGGCGGCCTCGAAGGCCTTGCCGTAGGCGTCGATTTTCGGGCCATTCGCCTGCACATCGCCGTTGATGATCGCGCGCGAGGCATAGTACCGGTAGCCAGGCACTTCCGGCTTGGTGGTGACGAGATAGCCGTAATCGGCGAGCTTCTTGCCGGTGAAGAGGCCGCGCTCCATGCCGTCAAACAGGATCCGGACGGCGACGGGCATTTTGCTCGCCTCGTCAGGTGCGCCAGCAATGCCGAACTTGGTATAGTTCGCCTTGCCGGTGATCTGGGCGAGGCCCCTGCCCCTGAAGGACCAGCCGTCATCAGCACCGGTATTGCCGAGCCGGCCGCCGTAGACCTTGTTGGCGAGCTTGCGCGGGTTGTTCGCGAAAGGCTGAGCGCTGGCGAGTGTCGGGAAGCGACCCGGCCACACCTCTGTCAGTCGCTTCGCCGAATAGCTCAGGTTCTCAGTCACCGGCTGCATGGCCCCGCCGGTCTCGTGATAGGCCTCGGCAAAGATGGCCGCGAGATGCAGCAGGCTTGTGCGGCGCCGCTGGGCTTCATCGAAGATGGCCTCGACACCTTCGACTTGGGCACTGGAAAGCGATTTCCCGAAAACGCCAGACGTGCTCCGGCGCAGGGCCGCGTAAAACGCTGCTCTGTTCATGATTCACCTGATTGTTTGAGAAGTCTTTAGAGGCTGACCGCTGCCAGCCACATGGCGTCAATCTGGACGTCAGAAAGGCCGAGCGCGGCGCCAACTGTCGCGATCAGAGGGTGTGTTCGATTGAAGCTAGTCGCGTATTCCCATTCGATCTGCGCCTTGTCTCGATCGGGACCGGCCGGCATTGCGGCAATGGTCGCTGTGACTGTAGACGGCGAGATACCAGCCTCGACGAGGCCCAGACGAAATTGTCGAGCGGTGAGCGGCTGCATCTGTTGCCTGATCTCCTCCGGCGTCGGCGGAGCCGGCTCAACATATGGCTCGATTGGAAATAAAGGATTGGCCGCGATCCATTCCCGAACTGTTGGGTTCAGACCAAACGAATCGTTCTCTCGCGAGACGTAATCGCATTCGTAGGTCTCGTTGTTCAGGTCTGTGATCTCGCATGTAACAATGTACATGTTTGGCTCAGCGCCTTCGACGACCCGAGAGACATTGTGAAGTGTTAGTGTCATCACGCCACCCGTTGCGCTAGATTTACATAGTTACCTGAAGAATATTGCAAGCCGCCACGCTGCCTCCATGTTCCCGACAACAGACTGACTGCATTGGTGCTGTAGGTGTAACCGAAGTTGCTAGTTGCGGTCCAAACATTGACCGTGGAGTTATTAACGGGCGCGGTCGTATGATACGCGAGAACGTGGTGACCAATGGTGAAGTTGGTTTCGCCGGCAGTCGTGCCGGTATAGATGACGGCGCGGGCGTTAAGAGCGTCACTGAGGTAGGTGCCGTAGGCGGCCATACCCCCGGCAAATTGCATATTTCCGTCGGTAAATACGGCAGCGCTGCCGACGTAATGCGTTCCGCCTGTTGCGATCGAGCCGGTCATCGTCAGGTTGCCAGAGCGTGCATCGAAGACGATACGGCAGGCGTTGCTCGAAGTATCGTAGATCCCGAGGCCGAACCACGTGTTCAGACGAACGTTGTGGGCGGCATAGGTGGCATTGTCGCCGCTGCCGATAGACAGACCAGACACACCATAGGCCGTGTTCTTAATGACGTAGTTGTCACACTTGATGTTTCCGGCGAACTCAGCATGATTATTGCTATCCCAATAAACTAGATTGGTCGCCCCGGCCCACTCATTCGTCGACTTCTGGATGAAGAAGCCGCCGCCTGTATCTCCAAGGATGCGGTAGTCGAAGTTGACACCTGCGTTAAGGCGCAACTCTGCCGTTCCGGAGTTGTAGCCAATTTGGAGGCTTTGCCCTTCCCAGAAGGCGTTACCGTCCTGCTTAACATGAAAGCCGCGAACACCTGCTCCCGATGAGTTGTAGAGCGTAAGGGACAACGACTCCAAACTGTTGTCGTGATACAGGAGCCCACGATTCACCCCAGACCCGCTACGGAACCACAAATGGCGATTGCCATTCGTGTCGATCATTATGTTGCCAGAGGTGGCGATCAGCGTCGGAGCGATAAGGGTTCCAGTTAACGTCCCACCGGCAACAGTCAGTATATTCGAACCGTTCACTTGAACGTTTGACGCCACGAGGTCGAGCGTGCCGTTGACGGCGCCGTCGTACATCGAGACCGTGTACTTGGTCGTGGTTGTCCGATTGAAAAACAGGCCAGGTTTTCCTGCGCCGAAGTCCGTCGGAACTAGTCGCATGTGTTCGACCGGCGACGATGCCGCCAGCATGACGCTCTGCACGTTGCCGGTGAACGTCTTGCCGGTCATCGTGCTAGGCAGGCGCGCGTCTGCGAGCGTGCCGGTGGTCAGTTCGCTCGCCGATCCGGATGAGGCCACAGCTGCGAGCCCGAGCGTCGCCTTCATCGCTGCCGCATCGGCGTCGTCAAGGAGAGTCCGCGCAAACGGCGTGAGCGCCGTGGTCGCATAGAGGTCGGTGCCCGTGGTGTAGAGCATCTGGTTGGCGACCGTCGTCAAACCCGCGATCGACTGCAAACCAGCGTCATAGGCCTGCACGTTCGTCCCGATCTCGACGCCAAGGGCAGTGCGCGCGCCGCTCGCCGACGTCGCACCGGTACCGCCGGCTGTCACCGGACGAGCGGCGTTTGCATCGGCCGTCAGATCGTCGATCAGCGTATTGTAAGGCACACTCTGAATCGTCGTGTTCGGCGTGCCTTTGGTGCCGGCCGGAGGGCTGTAGATGCCACCTGTTCTAGGCATGAGCATTCTCCATAGAAAAAGGCCCCCGAAGAGGGAGCCTTGCAAGTTCTGCGCGATTTCGGTTTCATCCCCTTGGGCTAACCAAAGGGGCAAAGTGTCGATGGACCTAGACGATGAAATTGAGCGTGGTGTTCAGATGATTATGGCCGAGTACGGCGTCAGCCGCGACGAGGCGATAAAGCGAATCCTTCGAGACTGGCTGACGGGTGGCGGATACATCCCCATACCACCCGAGGATTGAGCAAACCCAGTTCTCGTGTATTTTAAGGCCATGATCCGGATCGTTCAGATAGCCTGCATTGCAGTGACGGCCCTCATACTCTGGGGGCTGAAGTCGTTTTTGCAGGCGACCTCGGAATGGGGCGGTCCGGTTTTCGATGTCGGCTTTCTAAGCGGAATGGCCTTTACCGTTGCCGCATACTTGCTGATCATCTGGGTTGACCCGTCATCGCGCCCCAGAGGTTCCGTTTCCAAGCAGGATTGATTTCGCCAAATCCTCGATCAGCTTCGGGTTCTGCCCCCGGCGCTGCGCCTGAGCCAGGGCATCCACCAATGCATCCCGATTGCTGACCATCGCTTCTGCCAGCGAAGCGTTCGCCGCCTCGCGCCGGCCGCCGAGGATCGCATTTGCAATCTTGTCAGCGGTGCGGATGCCAGCAGCGCGCACGGCACCAGCCGCACCGCCCGCCGCGTAGGCATTCCGTGCAAGGTTCGGATCACCCGTTCCGCCGAGATCACCGATGTGCTGCAGGCGGCGCGCCGTTTCCGAATTGCTGGTGACTGCCTGACGGGTCTGAGCGAAGGTCAGCTCGTTGTCGAGCACGCCAAACAGCCGGTCCGCCTTCTCCTGCCCAAACAGTTGAGCGAGGCGAGCGCGATTCCAATCCCCCTCAGTCTTGATGAGATTGTTCAGCTTGCCCACGTCGTTGGCGTTGCTGCCGAGGATCCGGTCAACTTCGGCGCGGGCGCCCTGAGAAAGCCGGAGCGGCACCGCCGACGGGCCAATCTGCTGCCCCTGAGGAAGGACGCCCTCGGCGATTTCCCGCTCAAGCTCTGCCGGCCGGGGCGAGGTCCGTTCGTGCGACAGAACTGTTTGCCCGCGCGTCAACGCTTCGCGTTGGCGCCCAAGCTCAGCATAGGCTGCATCGACTTCCTTCAGCCGCGGTACCGCTTGCGACAGGGAATCGTCGATCATGTGGCGAGCATCCGTCAGCGCTGCAATCACCTTCGTGTCGGCTTCCGTTTTCAGCATCCCGTCGATCGCCTGGCGGGTCTCGAAGGCCACGCTGGGATTGTTCGAGACGCGGTCGGTACCAGTGGTGTTGAGCATGCCCCTCACCTTCCGCAAAGCGCGCTGCGCGTCGCCGCGTAGAGTGTGGATCTGCCGATCAAGGTTTTCGGCGACTGGCAGGAAGTCATGCGGCTCAACGTTCTGGAACAACCGCTGATATTCCGGCCCCAGAACGCGCTGGTTTGCCTCAATGCCCTCGTCGACAAACGACGGAATGACATTGCGGCCCATGGTCTCATCGACGACGTCGGCGATTCGCGCATTCGCGCCAGCCTGACGTGCTTCGAGCGCCGAGCGCATGACGTCCTGCCCCCGGCCAGGCATCGCGGCCAAGGCCGCCGCCTTGCCCTGAGTATTTGGGCCCAGATCGGCGATCATGCCTTCCGGTCCAAGCTGATCGAGGCGCAACCGAACACCGGCCTCATCGAGACCGTCGCCCGCAATGGCCTTCGCGATCTGGTTGACGGTACCGAGTTTGGTGCCGGCCGCCTGCGCGGCTTGAGCGGTCCGGTAGAGATCCATTACCTTTCGCGCGCCGGCACCGACGGCTTTGCCCACGGCTGGCCCGAAGAGGCCGAGACCCACGCCCCATTTGACACCCGACAGTGTCTCGTCGACATCGCCGCCCGATCGAACGGCAGCGTCGGTCCCACCGACTGCACCGCCGCTAAGGGCAGAAATTCCGGAGCGGGCCAATAGGCTGCCGCCACCAGCACCGAACAATTGCGGGGCAGCCGCTACCATCGGCAGCGTGCCAGCGACGGCACCAGTCACGCCGGCAGCGGTCGAAATCCTCGGGTACGCTTCCTGGGCGGCCTCGGTGAGAGCTTGAGCCTCCTTCAGGTTCTCGTCGTAGCTCTTGCCGTTGATCGCCGACGAGAGGGCCGCTGCGCCGCGCTGGGTGGCGCCGAGTAGCATCGGGCCCGCAATCGGCATCCCGTCGATGTAGCTCGTTGTCGCGGCTCCGAAGGCGCCACTGCCGCCGGCCGCACGCTCCTCCCGATCAAGGAGCGCGGCGCCTTCCTCAAAAGAAAGGTGACGACCGCCGCCAGACGATGCCCCGCTGTCAAAGCCGATCGTGGCGTCGAACTCGGCGCGCGGCATGTCGCTGTAGAACTTGCGGTGCATCGCGTCGGCGAGCTGCGCGTCCGACAGGTCGTCGTACTGCGGGTACTTCTGACGGATCTCAGAGATTGAAGTCATTTTCTAATCCCCAGTGGGTCGTTCTCGCCGCCCTGATCGTTTCTCGGCCCGGAAACCGAATTTCGGATGTTCCCGATCATGCGTTTCAGTTCGTCGACCGAGCTTTTCGCGCGAGCGCCGGGGTTGCCGGCGATCGACGTGAACAGCTGATCCGGCAGGTTGATGATCCCGCCTTCCTTGAAGGGGTCAATGACAGGATCGTAGATCATGCGTTCCATCAGGCTGAGGTCGGGACCGTTGAGAACGCCGAGATTGAACAGCTCTTTCAGTTGGAGCATGACGCCCTGCCGCACCGAATTGAGCTGATCCTTGCTCTTGCCGGGCATCGCCTCGATCCCGGTTTTCTCGACGAGCTCGGAATAGCGATCCAGTTCTGTGTTCAGCGCCTTGTATGCCTGATCGACCTCGGCTGCCCGGTTCTTTTGAGCTTCCGGAACCTTCGGCTGGGTGAGCTGGATGTTTCCATCTCGTACCGTCTGCCCGGTCGGCAGAGCGTTCGGCTGGCTCTGGGTTCGCTGATCCGGCACGGCCTGTGGGACCGCTTCAGGAGTAGCCTGCGGCGTCGTCTGCGGCGCTGCCTGATTGCCGCCCTGCGGCGCTTGCTGACCACCGTTCGGCATGATTGGCTGAACAGCACCACCTGCCTGGGGAGACGTGCCGAACACGCCTTGCGGCGTCAGGAAGATCAGTTCGCCGTTCGGACCACTGATCGTCTTGCCGGCGCCGAGCGACTGAGCCTGAGCCGGCGACAAGGTGCCGCTGTCCATCAGACCATTGAGGGCCTGAGCCTCGACGGAATTGCCGCTGAAACGGAATGCGCCGCCAGCGCTGGAGGAACCGGGTGGCGTGATCCATTCCTTGGTGTTCGGATCGTAGACGTTCCCCGCACCCGCGTTGATGAGCGGCTTGCCGTCTTCAAGCTCCTTCTGAGCCTTCTGCAGATTGATGCGATAGAGCGGGTCATTCTGCTGCGCCTGTTGCTCATATTCCTGTCGACGGCGCCAGGTCTGTTCCTCGCGCGCCGCTTCCTGCTGGCCAAGCTGCTGCTGGATCATGGCGCGGGCCGTCGCCTTCATTTCCGGAGTAGCAAAGTCATTCGCCAGCAGCTCGTAAAGCCGGGGATCGACCCCGCCGGCAGCCTGAGCAACCTGTGTCGGCTGCTGACCAGCTGCCTGCGCCTGAGCGATTTGCTGCGGGGTCGCTGGCGTTCCGGCGTTGAGGGCGTTCATGATGCCGCCTTCGGCACTGGCAAGCTGCTGCGAGCCTGCGAACTCTGCCGGAATCTGCGAGTTGGCGAGCGGCTGAGAATTCGGTGGCACCGGGTTGTCGCCCACGTTCACAGGCTGCGGCAGAGCTGCAACGGCCAGGTCGTCGACTTGCTTTCCTGGGAAAGAAGGACTGCGGCCAGGGAAGCGCGCTGCATACTCGGGCGTTTGCTCGTACGCGGCCACCTCATCGGAGAGCGAGCCGCCTTGCTGCATCTTCGGATCGACGAAGGGAGACGCGAACGGGCTCGTCGCCGGCATGTTGCCGCCAGCCATGGCCGTCACCGCTTCTGCAGCATTTCGTGGCGCGCTAGCTTCGACCGTCGATCGAGCATCACCGGCCGGCCGTGTTTGGGCGTCTAGAGAAAACACCGGCTGACGGCTTTCAACGGACATGCCCTTGTCGTCATAGTAGGCCATCGGTTCGCCGACGGTGGCGCCGCCCTGCCCGATCAGCGCAAGCGCCTTCTGGCGGTGGTCGGCCATCTGGCTGTTGACCTTGTCGGCCACAGTACCGGGAGCGCCGCCATTGTTGGCGTCCGAGGCGCCATAGCGACCAACGCTGCCGGCATTGATGGCCGAATAGATATCCATCATGCCCATTCCGGGTTTCACGCCGGCCTTGCGCAGGTAGCTGACGACGGCACCGTTTTCGCCGAGCTGCGAGCCGACGGGGTTACTCCAGTCGACGCCGTTCTCAACAGCCTGTGTCTCACCGAACTGAATAAGGCCGCGGTGCTGACCGTGCTGAGTGGTAGGACCCCGCTTGGTCGGGTCGAAGGTGCCGGCGGTCTCATAGGAGATGGCCGTCGCCAGATCGACCGGATCGATGCCGAGCGCATTGGCCGACGAAATGATGCCGCTGCGGATCTCGTCATTGCCGACAGTCGCGACAGGCATATTCCCCTTGCTGTCCACTTTGGGCATGGTCCCGCCCATGGCACCAGGCGTAACGGCAGGCGGACCCGTCAAGCGCGTCGGCGAACCTAGGATCGAATTGAAAATCGACTTGGCGGCATCCGTGCCTGCCTTTTGGGCGCGCTCGGTCCGATAGCGGCCGATGCCAACTCCGATGCCGCTCAGGAGCGCACCGATGCCCTCCTGTGCCGTCTTCGGCTGCGAACCCATGATCTGGCGTGCAATCGCGTCCTGAATGTCGCGCTTGCGTGCCAGCGACTCTGCGGTCTCGCCGGTATTGCCGCCGAATAGAAATCCGACCATTAGTTTTTCCTTCCTACCGCAAAGAGGGCGCCGTAATCGACGCGGCGAAGGCCATCGTCGCCCTTAATGACGACGTCCGGCCGGACCTTCTCGACTTCTTGGGCCATGACGCCAATCCGTTTCGGAGCGTTCTTGCCTTCGCCCTTGTAGCGGTACTCGTAGAGACCACCGACCTTCTTGATGTCCTTCTTCGCGCGCTCGTCCGACAGGGACGCGAGCCCCGCGACGCCGCCGAGGATCGAGCCGATACCGGCCTGTTTCGCGTTGTAGGCGTTGACCTTGTTGGCATAGTCCTGCTGCACCAGACCGGCGTAATCGACATTCGGGATGTTCACCCCTTGCGTCGGCACGAAGTTCGGGCTGTTGACCTGGGCACCGGAAAGCAGGCTCGAAATCTCGTTGATCGGCTGATTCCGCTGCGCATAGAGCTCGTTCAGATACTGCGAGCGGGCGTTGTTTTGCACCGTAAGCTGGGCCTGTTGCGCATTGAACGTCTGATCCTTCAGCGCATTGTTCGCCGCGGTCGTTGTGTTCTGGTTCTGGAACATCTGCTGTTGGGCTTCGTTGCCGAAGCCTGCAGCCGCAAGGCCCTGCTGGAAATTCTGGGCCTGACCCGAGTTGTTAGCCTCCAACTGCGCGGCGTTCTGCCCAAACTGCTGTGCCTGGGCCTGATTTCCGAAGCCAGCCGCCGCCAGCGCCTGATTGAAATTTTGCTGCTGTGCCGAATTCTCGAAGCCAGCTTTGTCGCGAGCGAGACCGGCAAGGCGCGATTGCTCCTGACCGGCATTAAGGATGGCACCAAGCCGGGCGTCGTTCTCCTGCCGCGTCGCCGCGTCGATCGCACGGTTATAGGCCTCAGACCCGGGTTGCAGGCCCTGGTTCGTCAATTGGGTTTCGAGAGCAGATCGGCTGCGTGCAAGCTGCGGGTTCATCCGCTCCATCAGCGCGTTTTCGTACCGCGTCGTGTCAATGTCGACGTCATACGACTTGGTGATCGGCCCGGTGTCGCCCAGCGTAGTCTGGATCTTGCCGGCGTCCGCAATCGAGGTCTGGATATTGCCGGCATTCGGCAACGACGTCTGCAGTGTCGGACCAGTGCCGTAGCCGGTATACTGCGGCAGCCCGATCTTCGACGGGTCACCTGCAGCAGGAGCGCCCGAAAGATCGATCGGTCGACCAAGCAAATCGTTCAGCTTGGCCGACTGGCCCGACGCCAGTGTAGCGAGGTTTAGCTCGGCCTTGTCGGTCTGATCCTTGATCGCCTGCTGACCGGCAGAAAGCGTCTGCGTCGCTGTGTACTGCGGCAGATCGTACATTGCCCCGTTGGTCGGGTCGCGCCACTGCTTCGTGCCCGTCTGGGTGTACGTCAACGCGCCATCCGGCGTCACTTGGTTGACGTTGCCAAGCGTTTGGTTTGCGATTGCCGTGCCAACGTTGGTCGCCGTCTGTGCTGCAGCCGTGGCCTTCGGGTCAGGGGCTTTTGGGGAGCTCTTCTTTCCCATCAGGGTTTCCCTTTCTTCGCGCGGTGCGCGTTCCATGTGTCGTCTGTCAGCGTGAAGATGATCTCTGCTTCATTCCGTCCGCGCAGACGGGCAATTCGTGTCTCAGAGAAACCAAACCTGCGTGCGATTTCGATCATCGTCGTGTTGTGTTCCGAGACGCGCAGCGCGACCAACTGGCACTGGCATTCGTCGAAACAGAATCCGAACATCGCGTTCAGCATCGGGCGCGTGAGCCAGCGCTTGCTGTCGGCCGCCGCGGACATCTCGATCGTTCCATCCTCTGGCGACCAGTTGTTGAAAACCACGGCAGCAATCAATCGGTCACCCTCGACCAAGCCGAGCGATGCCGCCGGACCAAAGCCGCGAGGAGCCCCAACCCGCGCTGCCACGAAAGCTTGCAGCGCGTCGTTGACCTGCGGCGCCCTTGGACCGCCCCAAACCAAAATCATGCGCTTGCCTCGCCTGCGGTCACCTGCAGCGTCGCGAGGTCAACCTCAAGGTCGAGTTTCACCGAGCCGCCCGAGGTGATGACGCAGCCGACAGCGAGCATGTCACCGGTCGCGCGGACGTTCTGGCGGAAATCGTACCGAACGAGTTCGGACACACCGTCCCAGACAGCGACGTCCCATAGACCGACATCCCACTCCGACGAATTGACGTTGCCTGCCGTGACGCCGGAAAATGAAGGCGTCGACCGATCCATGTCAGCGCGGGCGAACAGCCTCACCTTCGGCTCCGATTTGCCCCGGAAATACATGTGGGCCATCGTTGCCTGCGTGCGTTGCCCGAATTGGCCGGCTGGGGAGAACTGCGACAGGTAAGCCGCGCTGAAGGTGAGACCGTCATCGGTACCGCCGATGTCGGCTTGCCAGAGATAGCCATCCAACGAGCCGAAGAAGAGGCTTCCATGTAGCGTGGCATAACAGAGCGCTTTCCAGTTGCTGATGGTTGACCAGCGTCCGGTCAGGACATTGAGAACGAAAGTCGTGTCGGTGACGACCGTGTTTTCCGGAAAGGTGACGAAGACGAGGTTCTGTTCCGGCCACTGTGTCAGCGTCCAGCCGCCGCCGGTGGCGTTCGCGGCCTTCTTCCACTCATCCTCGATCGGCCGCGAGACCGATACCAGGCTCAACGCCTGCCGATCACGTTGGAAAACCTGCGAAATCGGCGTGAGGCCGTCGGTGTTGGCGACCAGGATATCGCCGCCTGCGCGGATCCACGCATTCTTTCCGAGCGGCTTGCCGATCTGGTAGACGCCCTTCAGTCCGAAGTTGTTGGCGTCGCTCGGGTCCGAGCCCGCGTAGACAGCGACCTCGCCCTCGGTGGAGACGAAGACGCACATATCCGACAGACCGTCGCCGCTTTCGAGCGACCACGAAAAGCCGGTCATCAGCGAACCGCCCTTTTTCATGACTCCGCCGAGCGGGAACACGGAAGCAGCGCCGCCGAAGGCGTTTACCGGCAGATAGTACGCATCGAGCGTTGCGTTCTTCAGGAAGAATTGGCGGTTCTTGAAGAGCCAGCCGTAGTTGAGCTGCGGCATCGTCGTGGCATCGGGAAACGTGATTGCCGGCGAGGTCGTCCAAGTGCTGCCGTTGAAGAGTTGACGGGGGTTGGCACCGTTCAGGCACACGAGATTAGAGACGCCGGCATTGGTATGCTGAAACGCGCACCAATCACCGCCCGACATGCCGCTGACCGCGGCTGCGGTGGTAGCCGGTGGCGCTGCTGGCGCGGTCATATCGAAGATGCCGGTATCCGTGGCGACGAACAGCTTTTCCGTGATGCCGTACTTGTACTTGAAGGCGCTCTTGACGTCGCCGGCACCGGCTGCAAGGCCGCGTTTGACAGAGCCGCCGCGGATCTTGCACCCGTTCAGCGTGGGGAAGAAGTTCCGCATGACGAGCGCCGAGCCGGGTTGCTGACTGGCAACGTCGGCGGTGGTCACCAGACCGAGCTTCGGCGCCGGATATGTGATTGGCTGAGACACTTGCTGCTTCCCGATGCTGACGCTGCCACGGTTGCTTTGCCCGATGCGCGCGGGCTTGACGGCCATCTTCATTATGCACCTCGATCGGCGTTGATTTCCTGCAGGAGATCGGCCTCGAACTCGGCAAGGTCGTCCTCGTAGGCCAGGCCCTTCTGACGCTTCCACCGCCAGGTGATGCCCTTCACGAGCAACCGCTCGGCAAACAGCGGCGTGTCGTCGTCGGCCGTCAGCGTGTCGCCCGGTCCTTCCGGATCGTGCAGCACCCAATTGCGAGAGAAATAGTCGAGCGTGGCGCCAGCACCGGCAGCCGTCGGAGAGAACAAGATTTGATTGTTCCGGATGAAGAAATATCGTTGCGCCGACGGTATGCCGACAATCACCGCCCACTGAGAGGCGTTCGTGATCGGCCGGAAGAACTCGCCATCGGCTCCGCGGACCGCGCCGCCAGGCGAAAGGCGCTGATAGTCGTCGGGCAGAGCACTGGGCGACAGGATGGTGACGAACTGCCCCATCATCTGCTGCCAGTCGCCGCGGCGCGCGATTTCGTCACCGGTTTCCTGTGCGAGCGCAACCATCGTCTGCGCGTTCGAATCGTTGGAGCCGTAGACGCTAGAAAACCGATCGAGCGAAACGACGTCGCAAACTTCGTTGATGGACGAAAGCAGCGTCATGGCGTCGGGCCTCCAACAACTACTTGGGCATTGCCCCAGCGAGAGCGCTCATCGCCAATCTTGAGACCGGAAAGCGCTTGCGCCTTCAGTTGCAGGGCTGCGCCTGCCTTATCGATGTCCCGTTCCCAGATCGCGATTTCCTCGACGAGAGCGTACAGGTAGGCGTCGGGCGCCTTTTCGAGCAGCCAGTTCGAAGGGGTCGAGAGGGTCAGACCCGGAAGCTTGCCGTAATAGGTGATGGTGAGATTGCCATCGCCGATGGGGCGGACGTTGATGGTGCTGCCGACTATGGCGTACCCCGCCGGAATGCCAGAGCGGCCGGCATAGCTCTCGGTGAGCTGCTGCAGGGAGACGGCGCGGATAGGCAGGCCGTTGGCATTCTTCACCTCCCGCGCTTCGAGGAAATCCGCCGGCAGCGTGCCAGCGCCATTCGTGACGGTGACGGTGCCCACGAGCTCCATTTCAGCCACGCGCAGAAAGCGGTTGAGCTTCAGCTCGGCGAGACCGATGAACCGCGGGAAGAGGTGCGCGACGTCGTTGCGTCCGCTGTACTCACCGGCATCGACGAGGAGGGACGCGTAATCGGCAATGGTGCTCATAGGGGGACCTTCCGGGCGCGCTCCGCGTCTGCAAACATGCGAGAACGATCTATGAGGCGAGAAATCTGCTCATTCGCCTCCCGGTGGCCCTCGGGGTTCTCCTCGGCGCTGGGCCGGCTCGCCTCGATGGTCTTCACCTTGGATTTGATGCGCTCAAACTCGACACTCATAGGTGCCCTTCCTTCGTTCGCCAGGCGCGGTTGTCGGAACTGTTGAGGAACCGTTTCACGAAACGGTCGTCGCCCTCGCTGTGGGCCTGCACCAGGCCGCTATCGTGGGCGATGTTCAGCGGGATCGAGGCGACCCGGTGCCAGTCACCGCGCCAGGCCTTTTCGGCGCTGTTGCGGACCTCCTGGTTTTCGCTGATCAGGTTGTCGACGGGGTAGTCGACGCGAAAAACGTCTTTCTCCCCGTCGAACAGATGCCAGACCGAACGGCCCGTCATCGGGTCGTGATCGTAGAGCGTCCAAGCTCCATCACGAATGATCATTCGGCTTCACCCGGCAGAGGATCGGCGCGCTCGGCCTTGCCGTCGGCGATGAGCTGCTTTGCAACCGCGGTCGGAACGCTGGTGAAGGTTCCGGCAGGAATGCGCTCCTCTTTCGCGTTCCAGGTGTCGTAAAGCAACTTGATCGGAACCAGGGCTTCCGGCGCCGTTTCCGGCTTGGGAGGCTCATTCGTGGTCACTGCTGGCTTGTTCGGGTCTGCCATTTCGGTTTTCTCCTGATATGGAAAAGGCGAGCCGAAGCCCGCCCTTTCTCAGACAATGATGGAACCGACGCGATTAGCTCGCGGCGGTCAGGCCGAAGAGGTCAGCGGCAACGCCGAGGCCCTTCTCGTTGTGGACCTTGAGGGCGCCCTCACCGATGATGACGCCCTTGTCGGCGTCGCCCGTCTTCGCGACGTCCTTGTCTTCCTGGATCTTGCGGAACCAGAGGAACGACAGCATTTCGGGATCGATGAAGAAGGCATTGCGGGCCTGCTGGGCGCCGGTAGCCTGCACGCGGTTCGGGTGGATCATGACCGTGCCGAACGGGCCTTCGTAGTAGTCGGCCGTGGCAACGATGGTGTTGCGCTCACCGCCCTTGGAGACGGCGTAGCGGAACGGCGCTACGTTGCTGTCCGACATGAAGGTGACAAACACGCTCTTGACGTAGGGGGAAACCGAAACGTGGCGGAAGTTCGCCCCGCTCTGGTAGCCCTGCTGCATGACGCTGTCCAAGATGGGCTTGGTGAACGCACGCTGCGTGCCGTCGGTCGGCGCGACCGTGAGGCCGGTACCGGAGTTGAAGCCGCCGTTGGCACCGGTGGCGCCGCGAGAGACGTTCGTCTTGATCCAAGTGTTGAGAGAGCCGAATTCGCGGGTCGCACCACCGACAGAGGCGTTGGTGTCGACGATGGCGAACTCGACGTCCTTGCGGATCTCGACGCCCTTTTTCAGCTTCTGGTACTTGCGCTTTTCGACGTTGCCGGCGTTTTCAACGGCTTCCTGAGAACCGGAGATGATCCAATCCTTGCGCAGGATCTGGGTGTAGTTGCCCATGCGCTCCGGCGGGGTGATGGCGCCGAACGAGTATTCGTCGCCTTCAGGCTTGATGTTCGCGGCCGGGGCGGCGAGCTCGTCGGTTTCCCACTCGGGGTGCGTGCCCTTGGTGGTGCCCTTCTCGATCAGAGAATAGATCGGGGTATCTTCCGGCGTGATGCGCGATACCACGTCCGAAAGCTGTTCACGATTGCCTTTGGCATTCGTGGTTTGGAAGGTGTTAGCCAAAGCGGCCATGTGCGTTTTCCTTCGATTTCAGGGGTTTAGTCGAAGTCGATCGCCAGTGCGTCCTTGATCGACCCGGTTTTCGACAACCGCTGCATCGCTTCCTTGTTCTTCCGAACTTCCTGGTTCGCGACACCGTTCGGACGAGGATTCGGCGTGGCCGGAGGGGCTGCCGTGACTTTCGTCAGCGCCTTTTTCCGCGCCTGCTCTGCCTTCATGCCGATCTGGGCGTAATAGGCCAGACCGAACAGCCGGTGATCGGAAACGCCCTTCAGCTCGGTGTCCGAGAAACCAAGCTCTCGGGCTGCGGAAAACGCCTGATCGAAGAAAGCCTTGCGCCCCTCCTCCTTCGTCGTCTCCGGAAAGACCTGAGCCAGCTTTTCGCTCTCCGCTTGAAGTGTCTCCTCGCTTGCCGACGACGAGAGTTCGCCGGCAACCGTGTTCGAATCGTTCGCCAGTTCGATGATCTGGTTGATGTTTGCCAGGCCGTCCTCATACGCCGCTCTCTGGCGGGTGTATTCGGCGGGGTTCTGATACGCCAACTGACGCGGCGGCTCAGGCGGCAAACGTTCTGCCAGATAGGAAGCGATACCCTTGACCGTGTTGGCCACGCGGGTTGTCATGGCCTCAAGAGCTCGGCCTTTATTGGCGGTCTCCTGAGTTTTGTGTCGGTAGTCGCGCTCCCGCATGTACCCGAGCTTCAGCTCGGAGAACGGCACCTGTTCGCCACCCTTGAGGGTGATGACCTGGTTGTCAGCGACGTTGGCCGCCTCGCCATTCTCGGCATCGGCTGGCTCGGCGCCTTCGGCGTTGTCTGCGGGTTCGCCGGTCTCTTGACCATTCTCGATGGTCTCACCCGTCTCGCCTTCGATCCCTTCCGTTCCTTGTCCCGGGTTGGCCTGCTTCTCGTCGTCGCCAGGCTCCCAGAAGTTCAGATTGTCCGGGTTGTCGATGTCAGTCGAGGGTTGCACGGTTTCGTTCCCGGCCGCGGCCAGGTTGACGCTCTCGTCCATGTTGTGGTGCCTCTAAGGTTTGGCCCGGCCCTATGCCGGGGCGCCCTTTCCGTCAGCATTGGCTTGCTCCTCGGCGAGGAACTTGAGCTTGCTGCGGAATTTCCTGATGGCCCGCGCTTCGGCCGCATAGGCGGCGCGGGTCTCGTCATCGGTGATCGGTGCGTTGATGCACCCGTTGATTGCTGCCGCTTCCAGATCGTCCATGACGTGGTGGAAGAGCGGATTGTCGAGCATCGCCCGAGCGGCTGCGCGTTTCTCGTCGGGCTTCATCCTGGTTGCCCTCCGATCTGGGTTTGCGGCACGCGCTGCCCAATCATCGTTTGAGCAACTGCCTGTTGGCGCTTCAGCTCGATTTCCTGGTCGATCTGGTAGCGCTTTAGCTCGGTCTCGGCCTCGATTTTCGCCATGTCGACACGGGTCTGTGCCTCAAGCTTCATCCGGTCGGTTTCGGCTTGCAGCTGTGCCTTTTGCATGTCGGCCTGCGCCTGCGCCTGGACCTTTTGCATTTCCGGATCCGGCTTGGCAGCATCGGCTTCCATGCGCTTCTGAAGCTCTTCCTGGTCTGGCTTCGTGAAATACAGGTCCGGAGACTTCAGGCCGGCAGCCTCGACCGTCTTCGCGATCGAGTTATAGAGGTTATCGGGCGTCACATATGGGTTGTTGACTGGCCCGAGCGAGGCGAGCAGCTTCTCCTGCAACTGCTGGATCATCTGCACCATCATCATGTCGCGCTCACGCGTTCCAGCGCCGAGACCGGTGTTGACCGAAGCGTCCATGCCTGCATTCCAGTGACGAGGGTCGAAAGTGACCCACTCCCCGCGGAGACGCACGGTGCGCGGCTGATCCTGGTGCTTGATGGTGAGCTTCAGGAGGCCCTGAAAAACGCGCTTCAGGCCCTGCGCGAAGGTGCGAACCATCAGTTCGGTCTGACCGATGCCGGCGGCCTCGACCATCGCGGAGGCCTTCGCGGTCATGTTCTGCAGCGCATCCGGCGCCATGCCGCTCGATGCCTCGGAAATGCCGGTACGGTCGGTCGCCTCCTGGTCGAGGTAGCCAAGCATGGCAAACGACTTGTCAGCGACCAGGGGAACCGACGTGTAACCGACTGCGGCGCGGACGTCCGTTCCCTGCCCAACGCGGATCGGCTGACCGAACTTCGGGTTAAGCACCGCCTCGGGGTTCTCGATGGTGCCTTCCTGCACGATCGGCTGCAGGTTGTTCTGCCAGTACAGGTTATCGAGCGTCTGGCGCAGCAACACCGTCTTGATGCGCTGGATCTCCGCCATGTCGTCGGTGATCGAGTTGCCTTCTCGCTGATGCGGCCGGCGCTCGGTGATCAGGTCGGCAAATGGAACCTCGTCCCATTCCTCGTTTTCGAGGAGGTTCTTCTCGGCGGTACCGCCCGCAAAGACCATGCGGCGCAGCTCGGCGATTCCGTCGTCGTCGGCGTCGATACGAACATAAAGCTCGTAGTAATCGACCTCCTGAGAAGCCTTGTCGGCCTGGTCGTCGGCGTCGACAACATCACGACGGCGCGCGAACTCCTCGGTTTCCTTCTCGTTGTCCTTCGTCGTCGCCGGCAGATCGTCGACCACCTCACGGTCATAGCCCATCGCGACCAGGTCGGACCGCCGCATCTTCATGCTGATGCCGGTGCAAAGGCTGTCGTCGATCGACATCGCGTCGGGATGAATAAGGAACTCCTCAAGCGGTACCGCGGCAAGCCTGGTGCAGCCCTTCTCGATCACGCGCCGGATTTTCAGATCGTAGACGGGAATCTGTTGCGGGCCTTGTTCAGTCTCGATCGTAGCAACCGACTGCGCCTGTTCTAGAACCTCGACCGCGTCGTCGGCGACGAGCTGCACCATCGCGGCCTCATCAAGGCCGGTGTGTCGCGAGACCTCGACGATACGCTTCTTGTCGTACCACCACCGAATGACGCCGTTGCGCAACTTCAGCGCATCGTGTGCAGCGTCCTGCACCGCGTCGTATCCATCGCTTTCCGGGAAGATGATGTAGTTGATGTAATCGGTTGCCTGCTCGGCGCCGGCTTCGTCGCCCTGGTTGACCGGCTCGTATTCGACGACCTTGTCGTTGCCGAGGATGGTCCGGATCAGCGACGGCAATACCTT